TGTAAATCTTCTTTATTGTAAAGTGCAGAAGGTACTGCATCAACAATAGAACCTAATTTATCAATTACGTTAGCAGCAGTTACAGCAGCGTGAGATGCTACATCTACTACATCAGCATCAGCTAAAGCTAAAGTTACTAAACCATCATATTCTCCAGCATTAGCGTTAACACCTTCCCAAATGTTTTGTTCATTCTTTTCAGCTACTAAACCAGCTACGTGGCCAATAATGAAATCTGAAAATTTAGGTGGCATTTTATCAAATGCAGAATATCCCATTTGAGCAGCTTCCCAATCCGATTGGAAATCTTGCTTACAAAACTGTAAGTTTACTTGAAACTCCTCTGGTTGTAATAATCTTTCGGTTAATGTTACTGTAGCAGTTGCATCAAAATCGCAAGAAGCGTTTTTAATTACGTTTGCATCAGTAGCTACTTTTTTCATAGTAGACTTATATTTGATATTAGGCATTACTTCTATACCGCCTTTATCAATTGTGTTAGCACTTAAAAGAGCAGCAGAGATATATTTACCTGCAAATTCTCCAGCGTAAGTACTTGTTATACTTGTTGTTGTCGCCATTTTATTTTATATTAATTATTGTTAAAAATTTTATCAAAAACCCTGTCTTTAGTTGTAGCTGTTCTATTGCTTGCAATATGAAAATTCACTTTGTTATCAACTTCAGCTTCAGGATTATGTTTTACAGGTTCAGGAGCAACAGCAGAAAGTTCTTCTTTCTCTTCTATTACTTCTTCCTTCATTTCTTCTTTGTTACCAAGTTTTTCATCAATCATTGCTTTGATTTCTTCAACAGCAGATGCAAATTCTTCTTTAGTAACATAGTTCATTTCTTCTTTTTCTTCTTCCTCTAATTCAGTTTCTTTAACTTCTTCAGATTCTTCAGATAATTCTTCTTCAGCTACCTCTTCTTCAGCAGCTTCTTTAATACTGTCAATTAAACCTTCTTCAGTTACAACTAAAACTTTGCCTTCTTCTAATTTATATTCACCGACTGGTAGAGCAATTTGCTCATCATCAGTTTTAATAAATACAGATTTTCCAGCTTCAAAAGATTCTGCAACTAATACAGTACCATTTTCTAATGTAATTTCAGCCATTTCTATTTTTTCTTCAGAAAGTTCAACTTTTTCACCAACAATATTTTTTATTTTGTTTAGTATTTCGTTTGCTTTCATAATTTGAGTATATACCTATAAACGTTTGAAAACCTTTACTGTTATATTTTTTTACAACTTTATTTTATACTTTGCCTATTCCTTGAGCTTGTAGTGAACCATCACAGCATTTATTACTGTATCTTTTACCATCAGGACATAAGCAACCACGCTTAGTGTTTTTAGGTGATGTATTACTTGGTGTTTTAAATTTTTTACTTCTCATATTGTTTATTTTATAGGTACACAATTAGGCACTTTTTTACCATCTTTAATTTTCATACCATATTGTTCATAACCAGCTTGACAAGGTTTTTTCATTTGTGTATGTGCTTCACAAGGCATATACCATTCTTTACCTTCAAACTCGTGAATATGAAAACCCTCACAACCTATATTCTGAGCCATCTCTTCAGCTTTCTCTTGTGTGCTGTAAGCTAATCTATCATCTATAATTGCAAAAGTTTCATCAACTACCATTGAAGCTAAATTAATTTCACCGAGTTTTTTTAACTTACTTTCTGCCCATCTTAAACCAGCTTTACCACCCCACAATAAATAACTAATTGTACCACACGCTTCTTTATCTCCTTCATCATAATATTCTTGCGCTCTGCTTAAATAACTGTACATTCTTTTTAAAGTTTGTAAACTTATATTTTCTTTTTGTGCTAATTGTTGCGCACGTATTTTACCAACTTGTGTTGCACATTTATTATTTACTTTTTCATTTAGTTCAATACCTTTTTTAGCATTATTACTAACTGCTTGTGGATAATCGTTATAAGTTTCTAATTCTATCTTTTTACCAGATTTAGTTCTTTTATCTTTCTTAATTAGTGCCTTAATATTACTAAGCATATATTCAGCTTCTTCTTCTTCAATAGCTTGCATCTCTGCCTTATTATTTGGTTTTTTGATTTGTGCTTTATCAGCAAAGTAACCCTCAATACTAAAACCTTTTACTTTACCAGTTTTAACATAATCATTCCAAATTTCATCATTCTCTACTTTCATACTAATCATCCAAGTACCTTCAGGCATTTCTAAACCATACTTTGCTGATTTATCCATTTTAGTATCTTCTACTATCCACGATTCTACAACAGTTAAACCATTTACACTCATTTGGTGTTCTAAGGTTGCATTATTTTGATTACTGTTTTGAAAGAATAATTCACTTGCTCTTCTAACTGTATCTTTAGAAAAGTAAACATAAAAAGTTGTTTCATTACGTTTTCTAAATATTGGCTTGTTTGGTATAAGTGCTGCACCAAGAAGCAGTTTTTTCTCTTCATCTATTTTTGCAAGTTGTATTTCTTCACTTGCTAATGTTATGAAATCTGATTCAATAGCTGGATTCTCTACAATGCTAACCGCATCTATTCCAACCATCTCTTCATTTTCTTCATCTAATATTAATTCTATTATGTCCATTTTGTTTTATTTTAAAAAGTTGCTTGTGTAATTGTGTTGTTTTGTAGCTGTTGTGCTGTTGTAACATCTCCTGAAACTACAAATGCTTGTACTGGTGGTTGTTGGCCTAATGCTCCAGCTACTTGATTAAATCCTGATTGACCTACTACATTAAAACTCGGTGCTTGTGTTGGAGAAGTTGTTGCTCCGCCTCCACTACCACCACTTGTTGATGGTGTTGTAGTATCAAAAGAACTACTATCAAATTTTGTTTTTTGAATGTTTTTAACTGCTGCAACTCCTGTAGCTGTAACTATTGCTGCATTTATAAAATTTAAAGGTGGTGGAGAACTTGCTAATGCTTTAGAAACACCAACAGAAGTATTTATTATTGCATTGGCTATTCCTATTGCTTTATTTACTTCAAATGCTTTCTTTTGGCTTGCTTCATTTTCTTTAGCAAATGCTTGTGTAAGTTCGTTAATAGCAATTAAAGCATTCATTGTCATTGTTGCAGCTTGTTCAAAAGCATCTAAGTTTTGTTGTCTTTGTTTAGCTATTTCTGCTTCTGCATCTTTATCATCTTGAATTTTTTGGTCATTTTTTTCTTTATTGATTCTAACTTTAGCATCTGCAATTTCTTTAGCTCTTGTTACATCTTGTTGTCTTGATTCTTCTAAAAATTCATTGTAAGCTATTTCTGCATCTACTTTCGCTTGCGTACCATCGTTAGCAGCATCTATTACACCTTGTAACCTTTTTAATTGTAATGCTTTTTCTTCTGCATCAACTTTTTTTAATGCTTCTAACCTTTGTAACTCATCTTCTATTTGTTCTGCATTAAATCTTTTTTGCTCAATAGATAAATTAGCTTCTGATTCTAACCTTGAATTAATAAGTTCTAATGCTTCTTTTTCAAGTGCTGCTTCGTTTGTCTGTTGTTCACTTCTAAAACCAGCTACTTGCGCCCTAACAGCAGCTAATTCATTTTCAGCTTCCATTACAGCTTTTTTACCCTCTACATTATCTTTATCTTTTTTAAGTTCTGCTTGTGCTGCTCTAAGTGAAATTTGAGCATTTTCAAGCATTGCAGCTTGTTGTTTTTCAAGTATTAGTCCAAGTTCATCATTAGCTTTTTTTCTATCTTCTATGCTTAACCTTTCATCATCTCTAATTTGTCTTTGTGATTCTGCTAATAAATCATATTTTTCTATTAACCCTTGATTTGCTACAGCAGCAAGTTCAGCAGTTTTTTTAAGTTCTACGTTTGCAGTAGCTTGTTCTATGGTTGATTTAGTATATTCTGTTAAAGCAGTTACACCCTCACTAATTACTTCTGTAGCTTTCTCTACTGAATTATCTACACCAGTTAATACATCTACAAATTCACTTCCAGCATTTTTAACTTCATCAATAGCACCTTTAAAATCACCAGCAAATAGTTTTTGCATTGATTTACCTAAAAAGCCAAATACTTCAAGAGCTGATTTTACTCTTTCAATAATATTATCTTTTATAGCGTTACCTAATGCTTTGACTGATGCTAATGGGTCATCAAATATTTTCTTAAAAAATTCAGATACTGCACCTACATTTTTAGATATAAAATTAAAGAAGTCATTAAAAGCTATGGATAATGATTCAAAAGCAATATTAAAAGTATCTACTACTTTTTGGTTTTCTTCAAATAATTGTTTTAATAAACCAAATGCTGCAAGTGCTAAACCTATACCAGCTGCTTTTAAAGCAGTTCCCATCATTTTAAAACCACCAGCAACACCTTTTGCACCTTTTTTTAATGTAGCGAATGCTTTACCAGATGTTTTTAAACCACTTACTTCATCATTAGTTGTTTCTAAACTTTTGTTTAAATCATCAACTTCTTTTACTGCTGAATTAGTTTCTACATTTAATTTGTATGTAACTTCTTTCATTTCTTCATTCTTAATTGGTTAAACCCTTCTTTAAATGTTAGTGGTACTTTGTTAATACCTAATGCAATATTTATATGTTTATCATATAATTTATTTGCTTTACAAAATTCTAATGCTTCTAATATTGTTTTCACGTTGGTTCGTTTAGTAGTTCAAAGTTTGTTTCGCCACTTTGTAATTTAGTGGACATTTTATTTATTGTATATGCTCTCGTTCCAACTACAATCAAATCATCTAATGTTAGATTTAATAATACTTTTAAAGGCAATACAGCAGAGAACTTGAATATCCTTGTCTTTTTGTTAAATACTCTTGTAATGTAGTTTTGATAATACAATTGAAATAAACTATTATTATTACCACCATAATCAGTTAGTGTATAT